AGCTTCATTCATTTGAATAACTTGTGTTTCTTTTAATTTGTCATCTTGCTTATGTTTTTCAAAATCAGCTTTATAATTGATGTACCATTCTTTTAATGCCTCGAGTAAACGCTTCTCAATTAATTCAGTGTAACTTGATTTGTTTTCACAGCCACGGTGTTTACAATCCATCGTTTCTTTTCGGTTCTTCGGATAACGTTGGACCATGCTATAACCACATTTACTACATTTAATAATGCCAGCTAGAGGATTTTTAATTCCGTTCGTATTGTAAGGAACGTGATATCTTGAGTTTAATTTTTCTTGTACTTGTTCAAATAAACTTTCCGGTATGATTGGCTCATGTTTGCCATCAGCAATAATCCAATCTGATTTATCTTGACGAGCACAACTTCTTTTTACGGCATCAGGCTGTTTTACTTCTTTTCTCTTTTGCCAAGTCACTTTTCCGATGTACACATTGTTTTTTAATATATCCAAGATGCTGTAGGGGTTCCATTCATTACCTAGCTTACTTTTGTAGCCAAGATCATTTAATTTGCTTCGGATTGCGTTAGCGCCCATATCCTCGTTTGCATACCAATCGAATATCATTCTTACAACTGAAGCTTCTTCTGGATTAATCGTTAAAGTACGTTCACGCTTATTTAAGCGATGGATATCATATCCGAATGGTGCATGTGTACCTAGATAATTCCCAGCCTCTACACTGGCGACACGACCTCGTTGCATACGTCGTGTAATAATCTTTAACTCCTTACGAGCCATAAACGCTTCAAATTCGCTATATTCTTCATCCCACTCATCATTAAGGTCATAAGTCTTCCTAGGTGTCATAATCTTCGTATTCGAGCGTTTAAACGTCTCTAAAATGATTCCTTGCTCTTTCATACCACCACGACCTAAACGGTCCATATCCATACAAAGAACAACATCATATTTGTTATCTTCAATTTCTTCAAGCAATGCTAACATCTCAGGTCGTTTCACTAAGCTCTCACCAGAAACAATTTCCTCACGGACGGCTAGAACATTTAAGTTCATTTCCTTTGCTATTTTCAGCAGGGTAGTGCGGTGTTTTGCTAATGTTTCGCCTTCGCCGCGAGCTTCAGCTTCGAGATCGGCACGGGACTTACGTAGGTAGATTGCGGTTTTCATGGTTAGACCTCCTTATATAGTTAATTCATATACGAGAAATGTATATATAAGAAGTAGAAACGGCTATTTGAGGTAGCGAAAGTCATGACATGTTTGATTTAAGAAAGCATTTAAGATTCTTCGTCGTTTTCCGATGCTTTAATATTTCGATGATTGGTCTGCTTTGAAATGGTTAGCAACTAATATGGCAGTACTAACAAATTAGTGGCATACAAATATAGAAAGCACTTCAAGAGGTGACACCATGAGCCAACAAGAAGAATATGCGGCGACTTATGAATTTGGAAAAACGAAAGTCCATGTTGTGGCTCCTGAGCCAAAATCACAAAAGGATATTGATAAAATCCGTCAAGCATATTACAAGGCTGGTTGGGCCATCATCAAAGAGATACAAGTAAAAGCAAACGTTGAGGAATAGTTCCTCTCTTTTTATACGAAAAGTAGACAAGTTACATATGTACTAAGTTCATTGTAACCATTTGAAAACTAAATATGGAGGCGAACAGATATGGGAACAAGCACATACTGCAATTCAGCGATAGGAGAATTATTACAGAATGCCAGAGAATGTTGTGACAATGTTCAGCTGAAAACGAAGAAAGGGCTATCTAAGTACCTTGGTATTACACATGAAAGATTAACCCGTATTGAATCTGGACTTTCTAAACCAGAATTTGAACTTGCGATGGATTGGTGCCATGCAACAGGGGCAAAGTTGAATCAACAAGCAATCAAACATATTTATGGTGTTGGGTTACCTCCTACAGATCCACGCTTAACTCAAGATTTAAATCTACAATTGATGAACTACATTAAACAGGCCGAAGAGGGGATTGCGGCAGCAAAGGAAATCATGAACTTACAAGTTACAACAAGGTCATGGAAGCATGATGAAAAAAAGAAACATGAATATGCAGTTCATGCAAAAGAAATCTTCGATACAATCCAAGCTACTCAATGTGTAGTTCAAGCTCTTGAACAAGTTCATTTTGGCATTATGGAACAAATACAAAGAAGTTGGTTGCAAAAGGCTATGGCGGAGAACGTTATTATTCAATCGGTGGATAGCTTAATGAATTTAACAAAGGTGCTGTAAAGGGGGAAGGAAAATGACAGTAGATTATAAGAAACCTAGTTTAAAAGAATATAAGGAATTAATTCGTTATGATGCAAAACTAACTGGTGAAATTAAAATAGCAGAATTACTTAATGAAGATTCAAAAACAGTTGAGTTAAAGCAAGAGAAGAAATTATTGGGGATTCGAATCAAAATTATAGAGGCATCATTTATTTTGAAGCATAAATGGGTAAATAAAAAAGCTACCGTCTAGACAACAGTAGCTCTGAAAAATATCGTAAAGCAATTATAACATTATATAAATCATTTGGACAAGCCACTGTGCTTGTCGTTATGACCAGAAAGGGATTGTTCCTCCCATACCTCTACAATGTTCCTTTCTGGTTGTAACGATGCGTACAGCATTAATTTAATTAGAAAGGAGATGTAATTTATGAATGATAAAAACAATTATCTTCATGATCTAGTTCTTCCAGGAGATTTCTCATTCGCTAATAAACTTCGTAACTGTATGAGTGAATGTATTTATAACATGTTTAATGCAGAATCAACCGAAGAATCAAATCACTGGGAAGAAGAGCTGGAGCGATGTATAAGGGAATTTAAAATGCTTCGTGATACAAAAGAGGAACATGAGGCGTCTATGAGTTATCGTGTAGTAATTAAAGATTTAAGAGCAAGAGAAGTTAACGCTTCGTTAGTAACACGTAGAAAATAAAAAAGATCTATCACTTGGCAGAGTGATAGACAAACGGTCTTGCAAAGATCTTAGGATTAATTATATCAAATTAGCATTCGTATAACAACGGAGTGTGCTACATGCTTTTAGACAAATCATTACATAGAGTGTTGCTGAATCCTGAAGTGTTTCAAAAAGCAACATCAGAGCAACACCTAATTTACTTAGTAAAACAATATCTCAAAATAGGATACAAGAATTATCGCTTATTACGTGTAGAGGACGGATTCGCGATATGTAAACGGGAGGATGAATAATATGGCAGTTTATAGACCAGTACACGTTTCATTTTGGCAGGATTCATTTGTTTTAGATCTTACACCGGAGGAGAAGTATTTCTACTTATATTTGATGACAAACAGTAAGACGTCTCAATCAGGAATCTATGAGCTTCCACTTCGTATCATTGAAACTGATACAGGATATAACCGTGAAACTGTTATGAAGCTATTAGAACGTTTTGCTGAGTATGGAAAAATTAATTACAACCAAAAAACAAAAGAATTGTTCTTAATCAATTGGTTGAAATTCAATCCAATTAAAAATGTAAACATTGAAAAGTGTGTTTTAAAAGAGATTCAATCTGTGAAGGACCAGGATTTTCTAGTTGATTTCTATGAAACCTGTTTGCAATTAGAAAAAGAGCAAGATTTTAAAATCCCTCGTATTAAGGAGTATTTATCAGTCCGTTTGGAGGGGCTTATTAGGATGCGTTGTAGGTTCGGTTATTACTTGTGGGCTATTCTATTTGGGGTTTAGATCTGAAGAAAGCAAAAAAGCTGACATGCAAAAAAGAATGATAGATGAATCGGTAAAGAAAGAAATGGAGCAACTGAAAGAGATAAAGAATGATGTAAAGTAAGCTCAATAACATCCTGAATATAAACAGAGCGCCTTGGAAGAAAGACGCTCAACGACCAAGAATTGATTGAAAAGATGACCACGATTATATCGTATGTATGTTTTTAGTGTGTGTGTGCAAGTTTAAATAAAATCGTTATTTAATCGTGAAATAAAAAGAGCACTTATAGAAGTGCTCTGGGTAAAATGCCTATCCCTCTTGTTGGTAAGGGGTACAGGGTATTATATGTGATGTTTTTATGAGTGTGAAACATTTCTAATAAAAACGCTATTTTATTAGAAAACATTAAAAAAGGACCCGAAAAGGGGTATGGGTCCTTTTTAATGGAACAATAGAACTCTATGGGATTACCAATACGCTACCATAAAAGGTAATTAATTTCCATAATATAGATATTGAGAAAACTTTATATAAAAACTACATTTTACACAACAAAGCAGTTAGTTTTGTTAACTAACTACTTGTTGTACAAAAGAAAATTAGGCCCTACAAGTAAATGATATGTAACTTTAAGTTACAGCTATAGTATAAGCAGAATTAACAGTATTATGTGGAAATAATAATGATTTAAAAAACTTTCATTTTGTCACAAATAAAAGAGTAGCTAGCCCAGTCTAACTACTCGACACAAAGGTAATGATCTAGATGCATAGATATTATATGCTGAATTATTGACTTTATTCTAGAAGGAGTAAAGATGTCTTTAAGAAAAAGGAGGAGGGACGAAACAAAAGAGCAGCTAGCACAAAAGCTAACTGCTCGCCTCTCGACCAAGAGAGCAAGAGTGGAAGAATTTAAAACTACCTTTTAAATTCTTCCATAGTATCGGAAAATACTTAGAATTTTATTCGTGTAAAACATAAAAAGAGCAGCTAACAAAAGCTAACAGCCAAACCCTCGGATATGAAGGGAATAAGAAACTGTATTTATAGGATTGACGAAATATTGATTTTTATTCAGGTAATTACGTTACATGTTTGACGATATAGTCTTTTATTAATAAAAAAGCTACAAGAAGAAACATTACGTCAATCGAGAACCAAAACATATCTTTTTGAGGTTTTTTAAACTCTGATATTATGGAAAACATTAAAAATAAGGCAACGACTATTACAATACAGAGCTTAATTATATCAGACATTTATAGCACTCCTAACATTTAATCTTTTTTATTATATAGCTATTACCAATGTTGAGGAATTTAAAAAGTGTTTTATGAGAATTTAAACAAAATAATCCTTTGTTAATAAAAAGTTACTAAAATATGAAAAGATAATATCATAATCCCAATTACACATTTTGTCCTACTGGAAGAACCAGCGGACACTGAACTACAAAGAGCATTAATGAGATTGCTCTGTAGTTTAGTGTCCGCTTTTTTATTTGAAAAATAGACAAGGAGCGTTTGTATATATGGATCAATTAACTTTCTTATCTAAAATAGATCGTGCAGCTACTCAATCAAAACTAGAACGATTACTTGAAGAAGTAAGGATTTATAAACAGTTTGGTATGGTTCGGGAAGAAATGAAAGTAACACCTTCATATGAGGTGCGATATCATGGTCCTACAAATACGGTAGTAAATCGATTAGAAGATGTAGCTTTAGAAAATTTAAAGCGTAGCGAACGCGAACAGTACCTAAAAGATATGTCATTCCGTATCAATCAGTTTTTAATTCGTTTAGGTAATGGTCGATCGGGAAAGATTCAAAGGGATATTATTAATAAGCGTTATTTAGAAGAAGATGTGTGTGATTATATGATTTATAACGAAATTGGAATGGCTGAACGCACTTATCGCCGTTGGAAGTCTAGAGCGTTTTATAATTTAGCTTTTGCTCTTAGATTAGAAGTATATGAGGCAGAAGAAAATGGAGGTAATGAATAATGAATTTTGTTCAACCAATACGTAATCCAGAGCAAATACAGCAGTTAAAAGAGTATTTTAAGGAAAAGAGCTTACGTAATTACATTCTCTTCATTATGGGTATTAATACAGGTCTTAGAATCTCAGATATTTTGAAATCGAAAGTAGGGGATGTTAAAGGCAGTCATATATCTATGCGGGAAAAGAAAACAGGGAAACAGAAACGAATACAAATTACTGCAGCACTGAAAAGAGAACTTAAATGGTTTATTATAGAAAGACAAGACAATGAGTATTTATTGCAAAGCAGACAAGGTAATAATCGTCCAATTGGTCGTAGCATGGCATATAAGATATTAAGCGGAGCAGCGGCAGAGTTCGGGTTAGATGAAATAGGAACACATACGTTAAGAAAAACATATGGGTATCACATGTACATGCAAACGAAAAACATAGCATTACTCATGGAGATATTCAATCACTCTTCAGAGAAGGTCACATTACGTTATATAGGTGTTAACCAAGATGCAATGGATAAAGAAATGACTAGGTTTAAAATCTAATCATTGCTTATTTCTTTTTTAGTCTAGGGGTATCACAGCATTTTGGAAAAAACGACGTTAAGAGTGTGCAAGATTTTATACAGTTCCAGTAACAAACAGGAACCCTAAAACCTCGCTAGGATAGGAATGTATAAAAAATGCATAGATCCATAGAACAAAAAAAGAAGGTTTCTTGCTACCAATAATGAGACGTTATGTTAACTAAATTTGAATATCGTATACAGACTAAAAACAGAAAAAACTTCCAGTTGTGTAGGTTGTTTTTTCTGTTTTTTTGATGATAGTTGTTAACTGATGTCTCACATTTCAAAAAAAACAACTCTTTTGTTTGCTTGTCCACACCATTTCACCTCTTTATGAATTATATAGTATTAAAGGAGGTGAAAAGAATGAATGAAGATATTATTTCAATTGGGGCAAATTGTATAGTGAGAATTAGAAACAGATTCTTTCTTCTAGTAGAAATTGAAGTGGAATTTGGAAATGTAGCCATAGAGGAATTTGTTT